TAGTATAATATTTAGCGTATAAATATAACGGGAGATTCAAATGTCAGACAATCCACAAGAAGTACGTCAACAAGTATACAATTACTGCCGCACAATGTTAGGTGACGGTATGGTAGATGTTGAGCTTGACCCAATACACTACGAAACTGCGTTAAATCGCACACTATCTAGATTTAGACAGCGTAGCCCTAACGCAGTAGAAGAAAGTTATAGCTTTTTAACCCTTGAGAAAGATAAAAATGATTACACACTTCCTGCAGAAATTATCAACGTTCAGTCAGTATTTCGTAGAACTTTGGGATCAAGAACTGGCGGCGGCACTGGTACAAACTTTGAACCCTTCAATCTTGCGTATACTAACACGTATTTGTTAAACTCAACAATGTTAGGTGGTATTGCAACATATTTTATGTTTGCTAGCTATCAAGAAATGGTAGGTAAAATGTTTGGCAGTTACATAGAATTTCAGTGGATTCCTACAAGCCGTACACTAAGAATTTTACAAAGACCCTTTACTGAGGGAGAAAGTATAATGCTACGTTGTCAAAACTACAGACCCGACTATACGCTTATTAACGATATCTATGCAGGACAATGGATCAAAGACTATGCACTGGCTATCTGTAAGATTATACTAGGTGAAGCACGTGGCAAGTTTGCAAATATTGCAGGACCGGGGGGAGCGGGCGGATTAAATGGCTCAGATTTAAAATCAGCCGGCAAAGAAGAAATGGAAAAGTTAGACAAAGAATTAGAAACCTATGTTCCAGGTGGCACAGGATTAACATGGATTATTGGATAACATGAAAGTATACGAAGTTATTACAGAAATGCATCAGCCTAAGCCAACTAAACGACAGGCACAATCTAGTCGCGGCTTAAACGCTTATAAAGATGGCGAAAGAGCCGACAGCACATATACGTCTTATAGATTGGGAATGGCTGTAGCAGGTGCTAACGGAAAAGATCCTATTGAAATGGATGGTAAGAGTTGGGCTGGAAAAACTAAAACTACTCACCCCTACACTGAAGAAGAACAAGAGATGCTAAAACAAGCATACAAAGCAGTTGGTGCAAAATACAAAGATCTAAATCATGGTGATATGCGTAGTTTAGAATTGGACACTACTAACAAAGTAAGTCCAGTGGCTAAACGTAAAACGAACAAATACGGTGTATAATCACTCTTGACAGCAGTGTAAAAATCCTGTAATATATATTATCACTGGGGGATAATATGATCATAGGCTTCGTGGGATTTATTGGTTCAGGCAAAGATACTGCCGCAGATTATTTGGTAAACTTTCATGAGTTTCGTCGTGACTCATTTGCAAACACTCTTAAAGACGCGGTTGCCGCTGTATTTGGCTGGGACCGCGTTCTCTTGGAAGGACGTACAAAAGAAGCTCGCGAGTGGCGCGAGCAACGTGACGATTGGTGGAGCAACCGTCTAGGCAAAGATATTACACCACGACATATCCTGCAGTATTGGGGCACTGAAGTATGCCGAAATGGATTCCACGATGACATCTGGATCGCTAGCTTAGAAAACAAAATGCGCAAAACCGGAGACGATATTGTTATCAGCGATGTACGTTTTCCTAATGAAATTAAAGCTATTAAAAATGCAGGCGGCATGGTTGTAAGAGTAGTACGTGGTGCCGATCCAGAATGGTATGAAGATGCTTGGAACATGAATCAAGGCCCTACTAATATGTCATGGTCTATTAGTAAGATGCGTATGGAACAGCGTAAAATTCATGCTAGTGAAACAGCATGGATTGGCAAAGGTATTGACCTTGAAATAGATAATAACGGTACTATTGACGACTTGTTTAGACAGATTAAAAATCTGGTCGTAGATCGCCCTGACGCCACTGAACACCCTCTTTCTGAAGAACTCGTTGACAGTTTGCACACACTGTCTTAAGATTAGCAGGACGGGAATTGTTTAGATTTCCGTCTACGTGAAACACATTAAATTGTTCTCTAAATTTAGATTTAAATCCGCATTTATCGCATACGGGTTTCATTCTGTAGCCGTCTTGAAACCATTTAGGTAGACCTTTTCCTACACCACCGTAGCGAAGACACACTTCGCATTTTTTGCGATAGTAAGTTTTACCCTCTTTATGATAGTTAACGGCAGCTGGTCGTTGTCCGCAAAGGCACAATGGTCTTGACATAATAGTATTTAGCTGCCCTTTTTCTCCCCTTTTCAGGTATGTGTAAGCTAGCGATTTTCTGTCCAAATCTATAAATACATATAGAACAGAAACCTTAGGAGACTCCAAGATGGCATTAAGTTCACCAGGCGTAGAAGTCAGCGTAATTGACGAATCATTTTATACACCAGCAGAGCCTGGCACAGTACCTTTAATTATTGTTGCCACAGCTGAAAATAAATCAAATGGCGGAGGAACCGGAACCGCCCCGGGTACACTTGCTGCCAATGCAGGGGAAGTATACCTCCTAACAAGCCAGAAAGATCTTGCAGACACCTTTGGAGATCCTATCTTCAAGACCGACGCAAGCGGCAACCCAGTACATGCTGGCGAGCAAAACGAATATGGACTACAGGCTGCATACAGTTTGTTAGGTGTTAGCAATCGTGCATATGTTGTACGTGCCGACGTTGACCTAGCAGAATTAGATGCTAGTGCTACAGAACCAAATTCAAACCCAGCTAATGGAACACACTGGTTAGATACTAGTATTTCAGCATTTGGTATTTTTGAATGGAATGGCTCAGCCGCAACAACAAGCGCAGGACAGAAATTTACTAACAAAGTACCATTAGTAATCACAGATTCCACAAGGATTGATCCGTTAACTGGTGGTCCAAAGACATCAGTAGGCGCAGTAGGTGATTATGCTATTGTTTCAGTTGATACTGATTCAGATACTCCTGCACTTACTACACTACACGGCGATATCTTAGGAGTACGTCAGTCTGACAACACCGTATGGTATAGAAGCCGCGGAGTTGCCCCTGGACAAGATACTGGACAGTGGGTGCAAGTTGGCCAAACAGACTGGTTTAAATCTCAACCAACTGTTGCCAGTAGCAAATCTAACCCTACAATTACTAGCGGTCAAACATTAATTATTAACGGTAGCAGTTTTACTGGTAATGCAAGTCTTGCAGCATTAGTAACGGCTATCAATGCTACTCCGCCAACTGCGGTGTCAGCAGCAGCGGTAAACGGTAAATTAGAATTGTATTTTGATACTACTGCATTAGGTCTATCTACTGAAACTAGTACCACTGCTAACGGTATTGCAGTCGCCGGCACAACTGCATTACTAGCAGAATTAAACTTACTTAATACTACTTATTTTGCCCCTGCACTACAGATCAGCAAACATACAGTAGTACCTCAGTGGAAGTCTAGCGCAGTTGCTCCTCGACCAACTGGCAGTGTGTGGATCAAGACCACAGAAGCTAACTTAGGTGCTCGTTTCCGTGTTAAGCGTTGGAATGGTACTACACTAGCATGGGAAACAGTAAGTGCTCCGTTATACCCTAACAATCATTCAGCACTATATGAATTAGATGTTACCGGTGGCGGCATAAATCTACCAGTTGGGCAATTATATGTACAGACTAATCACTCAGAAGATGTAGGATTTGACAATACTCCAAAACTAGCAAACTATAGAATTTGGAGAAGAGGTACTACAGGTGCAACTACTATTACTTCTAGTATTATTACAACTCAGTTAAGTGCAGGCTCTAAAACTTTTCAAATGGCAGAAAGTCTATTAGGAACCTCTACGTTAGGTGACTATAATCTCAACGGTACATTCTCTGAAAAAACTATTACATTTACCGCAGCAGGTACAGCAGATGATGCCGACACTATTGCCGGAGCAATTAATAGTGCAGGATTTACTAACATTGTTGCAGAAGTTGATTCTAAAAATAGAGTTGTAATTAGTCATTTGTTAGGTGGCGACTTCCGTGTACAAAACGTTTCCGGTACCCCGTTTACTACAATGGGATTCTCAGCGTATGACTATGAACCATCAAGTGGTACATTTGGCAGCGGAACAAAATTTATTACAACTGCTCCTGCTGGCGACACAGGCAGTGACTTTGTAGTAAGTAACTGGGAACCATTAGTATATGCAGCAAGTGCAGATGCTCCTGCTAGAATCCCTGAAGAAGGCCAGCTATGGTACAGTTCAGTAATCGACGAAGTTGATATTATGATCCACGATGGCAGCGATTTTGTAGGCTACAAAACAGCAACAAGTCCGTACTATGCTAATGGTACAGATCCAGCTGGTCCTATTGTATCAGCAACAGCTCCGGAGAACGGCGATCGTTCTGATAGCGGAAATCTTGTAACCGGTGATCTATGGATCGACACTGGCGACCTAGAAAACTTCCCACAAATCTACAGATTTAATGCAGCTTTAGCAAGTTTACCTGTATCTAAGCGTTGGGTATTAGTCGACAAGACAGACCAAACAACAGAAGACGGTGTACTATTTGCCGATGCTC